TAATGATCGCCACCCTCTTGCTCGTTAAGAGCAGAATCTGCCTCAACAACCATTTCAGCAACAAAATCCGTTGGATTATCAAGTGGTTCAAATAAATGATGATTATCACAAGGTGTATCCAAACTACAAAATGTGTGAGTGCCATCATCGTCTAAAATTGTTTTTGCATGCTTACAAGCCAAGCATTTCATAAAAGCATTATCTCCAGATGTGAGAAAAGCAGGACACGATCGCCCTGCTTCTCTCATTTAGATTGTGCTTAGATTAAGCAGCAATGTCATTTACTAGAGAACGAATGTTCTGGTAATAGCTACGCCATGAAGTCTTGGTTGTCTTAGAACCCTTTTCCTCAATCAGTGCATTCATCTCATCCTCAGTCATATGAGGATTATCACGCAGAGCATTCAGGAAGAAAGCGTGTGAACCTTCCTTGTTAGCACGAGTGCCAGTACCCTTTGGCTTCTTGTAAACAGCAACCTCGTTCTTCTTACACCAAGAGCGGATCAGAGCGCCAGCCTGCTTGGCATTGGTTCCATTGATCTTAGCCATGATCTCGTCCATAGCATCATTAAAGCCACCTTCAGTATCAAGGTCACTAAAAGTTGACAGAATCTCATCAACCTTAGCAGCACGCTCTTTAGCGTCAACCATGATGCCAGCCTCGATAGCCCACTCTTTGTACAACTTACCGGTATCCTTGAACTGGCAGCCTGCCTTGATCATCTCAACCTTAACCTCATCTGCACCCTTACCATCTGCGATTGCTGCATCAAATGCTGCCTTAATTGCGTCACTCATTATTCATTCTCCAATTATATTTTAAAAAGATTACCGCCTAAAATTACCCTAGCGGAAAGGGTATTATACTACATTTGGCCAAGAATAACTACCTAAATATTAAATTAAAAATTTTTATATAGGTATAAATTCATGTTATTCAATTATTTTTCATATTCATAAAGGGGTATTTAATCAAACTCGTAATCATCAATCGATGGATAGCGCCCACTAGCATTCACTTTGATACGCTTCGGCTTAGCCAACTCATGACTTTGATCAAATGCTTCCTTTACTGTATTTGCTTCACCTCCTCTATATGAAATCCAATGTTTAGCCACATGGCGCGAATAGCCTCCGTGGTCGAAGTTGCGCCACTCCTTAAATTGCCGCAATCCACATACATAGATTACTAGCAACGAATCGGGTCTATTCGGTTTTGTAGAGATTGAATATTTTACATCATCAACCTTAAACCATCTAGTATCCTCAGTTACAACAGAATTGCCCGATGAGTCCTGTAGGCCATGTTTAAATTGGAACTTGTGGCCACAGAACTCGCATACTCTAACAGCCGCATGATGTATAGCATCACATACAGGACATGTTTTAGTAATCGGATCGCCACCTGCACCCTTCCTTCTCACCTTCACTAATACGTCATCAATAGGGCCAAGTCTATTTGTATTCCCACCAAAGTCTAGCACTAGACAATGCTCTTTATCTGGAGCAATACGCAACCCTCTACCAATCATCTGAACATGAAGAACAGGCGACTTAGTTGGGCGAAGGAGTGCAATAAGATCAATTTCAGGATCATCAAAACCAGTGGTGAGAATATTAACATTAACCAAAGCACGGTAATGCCCATTTTTAAACTTGCGGATAACACTGTCACGATCTTCCTCCATCTTAGAATGAACAACGTTAGCCATAATGTCATTCCGAATTAATGTCTCTGCGATATGCTCTGCATGCTCGATGTCAATGGCAAAGATAAGCCATTTCTTGTAATCCTGGCCATGCTTAATGATCTCTGCAATAGCACCATCTGTAATAGGCTGCCGATCAAACTTATGCAACATATCATCAATCTTAAAGTCACCAGCCTGAGTTCGGATCTCTGTTGTATCGAGTTCAATCTGTGTAGCTATAGTTTTAAGTTTGGATAGGAACCCATCCTTAATAAGCTGGCGCATATGTTTCTTACCTGTCAGATCGTATGCAATCCCCGTAAAGAGCTTATCAGGCCCATAGATATAGCCGCCACCTAATCGGAATAGAGTAGCTGACAAGCCTAGATATTTAGCCTTACCTACACCATTTAGGAAGGTTCGGTACATGCCATTTCCGTCCATAGGGATAGAGTGGCACTCATCCACAATAATAAAATCGAACTGCTTGAATGCCTCTATGTTCCTATAGGCAGACTGAATGCCTGCGACTGTAATTTGGCCGATCTCTTTTGATTCTAGTCCGGCAGAGTATACAGAAACAGGTCGCTTTGTTAGAGTCTCAATAGCTTTTGCATCCTGACTCACAATTTCTTTAGTATGTGAAACTACAAGGATATTGACACCCTTCCACTTTCGCATAGTATACTCAATGATACCAGCAATAATATAGGTTTTACCAGCACCAGTTGGAGCCCCGATTACAGGGTGCCCATCTGGGTCTTTCTTCCAATATTTGAAAGGCGCTTCGACAGCAGCCTTTTGGTATGGCCTTAGCTTAACCATAGAACATTTCATCTACATCATAATCTGGGCATGCCTCTAACTGATTGTCATAAGACAAAAAGCTCATATCATGTTTGCTACAGCCCCACTTACCATCACCCTCTAATGTAACATATGTACAAGTTCGACAAGTCACTCGTGGTTTTGCATTATTATGACAGAAATCCTTAGCATCGCAGAACTTACAAGCAAACCAAGTTTTGCCACCTATTTTCTCTGGTAGTGTGTCCGTCAATGGGATGGCACTAGCAATATCTTCCAATCTCTTGTATTCCGCTACGTCAAAATCCATGATTTGATAGTTGCGATGCTCGTCATTCTTATTGGCGACTACATAGAGGCACTTCGTTAGACCTAATTTACCCATGTATGACATAATTTGGCCGTAGTACACAGGGCTACATTGACGCAAGCCAACCTTGAGATATTCCTTGAAGCGCTTATCATTCATAGTCTTGGCTTCAAATAGCATGATCTCGCCATCATGCCCAGGAATGTTTGTCACTTTCCCGTCAATATGACCCTTGGCGTAGCCATGACCACCGATTACTTCTAGCTGATCATCAAATAACTTAATCCCAATTCTCTCAAAGTCGGCAGCAATAACCTCTTCTTCGTAGTCACCTCTTCGGAAGATGCGCTCAACTCTAGGCTGATGCCACCGTTTAGTCACCCAATGCAGTTGCAGTTTTAACAATCTTTGGCATTGGTGGCCCATACCAGAATAGCCTAGATAATCACGAGGCTTTTCATCACGAATCTTTACGCCTTCAATTGCATCGGCAATCAAATCTTTTGGTGGTAATGGTGCCATTTACTGATCCTCAGCCATATCATATTCTTCAATCAATCGTTGTATCATCCGCAGCTTCTTCTGTGGCTTAATATTGCCACTTTTAATGATTATCAAAATCTCATCTAGTATCTTCATCACTTCTCCTTTGCTTAATTGAAAAGCACAATCCGTAATTATTGCCTACTGGCGAGGTCAGCATAGTTCAAGTCTGCCTAGTGCTATTATCGTTGACGGCTTTGTCCAGTAAATCCTCAACGCACCCTCATAGATTGTGCTTATCAATTAAAGCCCCTGTTTGGTAGGGGCCACACCGCCTTTCATTTAGCTAAATGGATTCTCGTCTACTTCAGGCATATCCTCTTCCTTGAAATATTTTTTGATTACATTTTTAGCTGGCCACTTTGCAGTCGCCTCCTGAATAGCAACCTTAATGCCAAGAGGAACACTGTGCAGATCAGCAGTATCCTCAAGCTCACCATCAAAGCCTACAGCAACACAGATGGACTTGAGCTCACCTTGAGCAATTTCTACTGCCTGCTGATTCTTATTAACAATGTTGAGGTTAGCAAAAACAAGGCGCTTTGCATACTCTCCATCAACAATCTTAAAGTGAAGGGAGATATACTTTCCAGTACCATCCTTTGTATCCTTCACCTCAGACTTGATAATCTCTGCAAGATAATCGCCAGCCGGAATTGGCTCAAATCCAGCAGCTTCTTTGTGATCATCTGTATTAAAAACACTAGGCAACATAGCCATATTACATACTCCTATAAGTTCATAAGTTTAAGTTCAAAAGTACCACAATTAAGGGATATGGCCAACCTATTCTTCAATGCATCTCTCTACCGCTTGGTGCAAGCCCCATTACCCTTTTGATATAATAGTCAATAAAGAGCTCAATGTCTTGCTGGACTGGCGCGTGCATTCTTGCCTTAATATACGCAGCCAAAACAACTTTTGCAGCAATCCACTTACCCTCATCACCAAGCTCTGGGTAGATCAGAGGTGCTGTCATCCCAGCAATATACTCGTAAAATGATCCCCAAGTATGATCGTCCTTTATTGGCAATAAAATGCAAATTTCATCTTCTTCCATGATTAGCTCCTGATTTTATCAAAAATCGCCGTGAAATCTGGTGCTTCCTTTGGATCCAGCTTACCCGATCTGTCCTTAGCTACATACTTTCGGTTAGCAACAGTTTGAATTAACCGATTGCCTTTTCTGTCAACGTCGAAGTACAGGACTTCATCCACGAGGTATGGCAAGTTGAATGGCAGCACCTTCCCTGGAAGATAGGGTTCAATGCGTGTGACCCCCGATTCATCATCCTCAACAGACTTGGCCTTGGCAACAAATACTACATTCTTATTCGGTAGATCCCTAAAATTGCGGATAAGTGCGCCAAACGATTCTGATAGCTTCATGTAAGCCTGTCTGCCATCTGCCACTTCCTTCTTGAATTCGCCTAGCACCACCTCAGCAATTTCGGATAGAGAGTCTAGGCAGATAGTATCGTAATCGTCGGACTTTTTGATATACTCAAAGGCCGCTCCAATATCCTTAATAGAGGATACCTCAAAGAAAGGGATGTCTTTACCGTGTAGAGAGAGTAGACCGCCCTCTGCTGATAAAATGATAGGCTTTGGAGCGGTAGAGCACATAACCGTCTTGCCTACGCCGGAAAAGCCGTATAGGACTGTTTTAATCCCATGATCTAGGGCAATATCCTTTGTTGATTTAATGTTTATTTTCATGCGTACCACCATCCATCTGCCATTTTAAGCCAAGTGTCAATTGTTTTAACTGCACCATGCTCGCGTAAATATCTCAATAGTACCCGCTCTGCTTCTACATGCATTTGCTCTTTATCATGCCTATATTTGCGGGCCACCTCTTTGAGCTGCTCAGCCATCTTGTTGTCGTGATACGTAGCAATCATGTGTGCACCTCGCCTGTCGGAGTGACACAGCCTTCGAGCAATAAACGCTCATCACCATCTTCAAGCAGAAAGCTGATATAGCCTGGAGGCATAGCCATTGGTATATAAAGCTCTACAACATCACAATCAGTATACCTGCCCTTTAGGTCACACAACTTATCAATTTGATCCGTAGTAAGTCGCATCACAATGCTCCATTTCTTCTGAGTGGATCTGGATTAATTGCGCCAAAGTCATCAATCTGTTTTGAATAATGATTGACACCATTCGGATCAATTTTGCCCTCTAATTGACAGACAAGATGTTTATCATAGGCAAGAAAGTGAATCACACCATTTTGGTGTCTATCTACCATTACTGTGTCAACAGAATAGTTCTTTGATATGATCTGGCCTAATGTATTAACTTGCTTTTTTGTTAACAACATAAACACCTCCCTCTGGAATCTTTCTAGCTCTTTTCTTGCCACTAGATTTAATCCAGTTCTCAATTTGTTGAGTGGCCTCTTCCTCAGAACGAGCCCAACCTGCCATATCGCCTCCGAATGTGTAGAACCATGTCAACCCTTCATAGGGTGCAGTATTCGGGCGATGCTCAATAAGAATATTGTCAAAGTTGATTTTCTTGGCCATTAGTCTAGCCTCGAAATTTCATCATTGATTCTAGTCCAACCATATGGGAAAATCCAAACAGTCTCATCGTTTGAATACTCTATACGAACATAAGGGTGGATATCAGGATCATCTGGATATTGCAATGCCTCATTTTTGACTGTGAATCCTTCCATTGGCCTCCAGCCACATATATAGTATGTTTTGATTGCATCAACAGCTGTCATCTTGTCTCTATGGCCTTCAATAAGGAAACTGGGGATATAGCCACAGGCTTCAATCATATCATCATCAGACAGATGAGTATAATGACCACAAGGATCAAAAGTTACAGGAATGTTCATTATTTTCTCCATAAGTTTTAAGTGTTAAGTTCAGTAAGTTTGTGGGCTTGTTGCCTTTTACGGTTGGCCCACGTCAACCGTCTCAAATCCAATGGCAACTTATTGGGGAGGTCATTCTCCGAGTAATGACACAGTGATGCTAGGCATCGCTGGCTTTACTTCAATAGCATCATCGAGCCTACCATGCTCGATAGTTTTATAAACCTTCAATTTGAGTGAAGGCTTAAAGTCAATGGCCTCTTTTTCTTCATCAGTCAGGTCGCCCCAAATCTCATCGAGCGCAATCCGATCTACTGAATGGGTGATCTTCCGAACTGCTTTGATTCGGAGGTCACCTTCATCAATATTGTGAGTCCCAACAGACTTTGCCTCAAGCTGGATGGCCATAGCTAACTCACGGCGCAGCTTTGCCTCCTCAGCTTTAGTTGAGGCAAGGAGAGCCTGTACATTCATTAAGTCATTTGCAAGTTTATGCAGATTCATTTTATTTCTCCAAATTTTGAGTTTGAGACAGTGAACCTCTCATGATTATTTTCTCATTTGCAATTGAATAGAGGTTAAACTGTAGATCGTCAGCTATAATGCGCAATAATTCATATTTGCTGCCATCTGATACTTCAATGGTAGACAAATTAATTTCAACATTCTTCACATTATACTTACGCAAATCTGTTTGACTTAACATGGGATGAATTCATCAACATAGTCAGGCTCTAGGCCAAAAAGAGCCATAACAACTCCCTCAACCCTTTCAAGCATCATAAATGGTGATTCCTCATTTTCAAGAATCTCGTTGATCTGAGACTGTGCCTCATCAATCATCTCATCGGCAGTCTCTTCAGAGATACCATCACGTTGCATTATAACTTCTTTGATTTCCATTTTATTCTCCAGTTTTGAGCAAGAACGCCTATTATATAATAAAATCTATAGACGCGTCTAATTAAAAAATTTTATACCCTTATTAAACTAATCATTGTTCACAACAATATAACCGAATGGTACAACACCATCAATAATCGATTGCCAATGTTTAATTACTGTATCAGATACATGCTCTGTATCTTTGATACTCTCTTTTGCTTGCTTTTGAAGATTCTCCCATTAATAGCTTCTGCCATCCAATCATCTTTGATCTTCTGAAACTCATCTGATCCTTCATCTAATTCAATCATCATATTCTCCAAGTTTTGAGTTAAGCGCATCGGTGCTCCGATAAGAGACACCGATGTTTGAGCTGCACTATCCTATGATAGAGTAGATATCATTTCATTCAGGGCGCTATATTGCCATTGAGGATGCTCACCCTTCTTTGCGTAGAAGACAGTATTCACAGCTTCTGACTTCTGACGTTCACCAGCAATAACACGCATAGCTTGCTTGGTGAGGTTACATAGCGCGCAGTCACGCGACACATTATCATTGGCCTGAATATAGGTCAATGCTTTATCAACATATCTACTTAATGCCATTGGAATTCCCCTCCATTTCAGTGGTTAAAATTGTCCCAATCAAAAATAGCTAGATAGGAACGATTCGAAGAGTATCGGAACTAAGCGGGAAAGTCTAATTGACATTATTTATACCCTATATAAGATTCTTTATAGAAGCACATGCTTATATTAGCCGTTTCTTATTCTAAATATAAGGCCCGTAGAGGCTATATAATAAAGAGTAAGGCTCGACTATTAAGGAAGCGCTAAAAACGCCGTAACGGGCCGGAAATTAAGCGGAAACGGGATTACTAGCTATTCTTTACCGGATAGGTTATAATCGGCGTCCAAACCTATAAGTAAATTTACTTTAAAACGGAGGTGCAAACTATATGAATCAAGCAGTCGCTGCAATGGCCAAACAAAACAAAGGCAAAATAGCGGCATTGGATATTGATACTGGAATGATCCGAAAGATGACTTTGGATGAATTTCATAGACTCAATGCTGATGGAAAGGCATTCGGCCCGAATCACAATGTTACAAAAGTGTATCGTGAAAACCAACAACTAAAGGCAATAATACAAAAGGAATTGGAGGAACAGAATGGCTGAAGATTTAAACGTAGATGGACTCACATTTACGCCAATACGTGGTAAGGATGCAATTTATAAGGGGTGGACTACAAATGCGTTATCTTTTGAAGAAGCAACAGAGAAGTACCTTGAGAGTAATGGATATTATACGGGAATCGGCCTTGTTCATAGCACAAGTAATACTTGTTGTCTTGATATTGATGATATTGACGGTGCTCGTAGTTGGTTTAGGACTAAATATGGGATCGATGATCTCATGACCTATCTGGACGGGCACTTTGAGGTGCTTAGTCCAAAAGCAGAGTCAGGGAAGTTTATGTTTAGGTTACCACCGAATGTGGTACTTCAGAAATTTGTTATTACCGAATGTAAACTAGAGTTCAGAACAGGATCACATCAGGACGCATGGCCAGGATCGGCGCATCCAGAAGATGGGTGGACTAGCAGAGAGAAAGGTGGGATCAAATCGGATGGGTTATATAGTCACAAAGGAAGTGATAAGCTGTTGGATCTACCATTAGAGCTGTTGAAGATATGGCAGGAGAACCAAACACCGGTAATAGCTAAATCTGACGGAAGAGTTGTTCGCATTAATGGCCAGACTATCGATGAAATCGTGGAAGGAATCATTACCGGAAAGTTGATTCACCCGAATATGATTGACTATTCGTATGGTCAAATACGCGACGGAGTGGCGCCAAGCATAGTAAAGGCAACTCTCAGAGGATTGCTTGCTGCATGCCAAAATTTGCCGGACATGGACCAAAAACGCTGGCAAACTAGATATGATAGCATAGATATAACCGTAGATGGGGCTATTGAGAGGATCAATAAAGAGGATGAGGGTGATACAGGCACCAAGAAATTGTTATCTGATGATGAGATCAAAGAGGGTGCCAAGGATGATGAGATCAATTTCCGTGAGATACCATGGCCACCTGGCCGAATGGGAGAGCTTGCGACTGCTGCTTTGAACTATCAAAGATATCAATATCCCGAATTGGCTGTTGTCAGCGCAGTCGGGCTAATAGCAAGTGTATGCGGCAGGAAGTTTGACATTAGTCATCCAGCAACGGGATTGAATGTGTATATGACTGTGTTAGGGCCAACCGGAATAGGAAAGGGCTCAATTGAGAAATTCATCAATCAGGTGTTGTTTAATAGTTCAGGCATAGGCCGTGATATCAGCTTTGTTGGCAATAATGATTTTACATCTGGGACAGTGTTGATGAAGTCATTAGAAAATGCTAGATGTCAAATTAGTATAACTGATGAGGCTGGACAAAGTCTGAGCAGTAAATCTGGCGATCCACAAAAGAAGACGCTAACACTATTGGATCTTCATTCCAAAAGTGGATCAGAAGATTGGACGATGAATCAAGGGCAAAGGGATAAAGAGTTCAG